TTATGCTATTAAAGTTACTAATTCATTATATTGATCCGGTGTGATCCGGTTGTTCATCATAAATACATCTATCATTGTAAGAACTTCTTCGCTGGTTTTTTTTCCAATCGTGATAACCTTTTTTAAGTTTTCGTATGTATTCATCTTGTCCGTCTCCTTTCTACGCTAGTCCTAATTCTAACAGTGATAATCTAAAATCAATATCTATTTCCATATCAACGTTATGCTCTGATATGGTATTTAATTGTCTAGCGATTGCATCAGCTCCACGCAATTTCTTAGTATCTCTGAGTATTTCATTTGCTTCACTAAGAAATCCTATAGTGACATCATATAAATCTAAATCAAAATTCTCAGAAGCATGTGCCACGTTATATCCTGTTAATTCTTTCTCACTTTTTTCTATGATTATATATCGTTCATCATATCTGTAATAATACATATTCTATTCTCCTTTCTACCAAGGAACAAATTTAGGCTTTGCATATTGTACCATGTTACTAAAATTAGATATATATGTAAGAGTTACCATTTTGGCACTTGTATCAAAAGCTACGGATATATATCGTGCTTGACTACTATTACCACTATTATAAAATATTGCCCTATCTCCTGCTAAATTAAAAGTTATAGCATAATAAGCTGAATCATTATTATATGTAGAACTAAAAACATTTCCTTTAATGCCATATTCAGCACCAGAACTGTCCACACATTTAAGATAATAATTCCCGGCTGACATATAATGAAAAAAAGTATAACCATGTGGATGCGCACTAAGCCGAGTAGCTGATAAGGATGACAATGTTGCACTATGTGACAATGTTCTATTCTCATAATTTATGCTATATCTTCGTATAGATGATTCTGACGAAAATACGGCTAATATAACAGAGTTATTATCTAAACTAAAAGTTATCTCAGCAGATGAAGCTAAAATCACACCTGTCGTTGAATATGTTCCAGAATAAAAAAAGTACCCAACAAGTGGATAATAATTGCTACCACCATAGTATGCACGTAATAATAAACTCCCATCTAAATTAAGTTGAAAGGATTCTGCCGACGAAGTTCCATTTTGATTATATGTTATAGCAGAAGTAGCAAGACTTTCAACAAAAGTACTGCCTTGTAATTTATAGATTACTGTAACAAAATAAGTATAATTATTATAATAATTATACTCAACAGCTATTGTTCGCCCATCACCAGATAACGAAGCAGCACTTACATTGGCTGTAAATCCTGAAATAATTCGATTGTTTGGTATAGTAAAAGCACTACTGAACACGTCCCCATTTCTTATATATACCGTTAAATTAGTTAATACCACACTACCGTCCCTACTTACAAGTGTTCGATAACCACCAGACAACGAGATATTATTCGTAAAAGTATCGCCAGTTTTATTATATACGGGTATAGATGCAGAACCTGTCGGATAATTTGTACCAAGTATCACATAATTACCTTTTTGTGATAATAATACCCAACTACTACCATTCCACATATATGCTGTTTCAACGTCAAGAACTCCACCAATCTTACTATATACCATAGGTTTGTTAAGATATGTAGTTGATGTGATACCACCTGTAATTGATTGTACAAGCCAATCATTAGTAGTGTTGGTATCAGCAATACTAAAAGACTTGGTTGTACCATCAGTAATGGTCTTGGCATGTGCAGTATTAAAATTACGATACTCCGTTGTGCCTACCACTAACATTAATGTTCCATTTGCTTCGCCGGCATTTATTGCTTCCACTATTTTAACTGTATTTATTGATGTGCCTAATACCGAATTTACCCATATATGACCTGTTCTTACTGCTGTAGGTTGTGTCGTTTGAATAGATAATGGAAAATCATAAAGCTCTTTTACCTCTAATAGCGTTCCAGTGAAACCCGTACCTTGACCAATGATTACACCTGCACGTACATTTGATGGAATTAAATCCGGCTCGTTCACAGCCACCCAAACTGACCCATCATAATAACCCTTGGGTGGTTGTACAAACATATTATGTGCACCATCAACGCTATTGTTTGGGTACTGGTGGTAGTCCGTTGCCTGTGTAAATGTGCCTGCCACAGGAATATTTCCTGTACCTTTTACACCATTCCTGTAATAAGTCTTACCTACTAATACGTTTGCATCTACGGCTGTGGCATCTGCTGTAAATATGCCAGTAATTTTATTGTTAGAACCAATCTGAACTCCTGCTTTGAGATTATCCTTGTTTAAAGTAGGCATGTTCATTCCTATCCAAGTATCATTATAATACCCTTTAGGCACTTTCATGAATGAGTTATGAACACCATTAGCGTATGCCTTATCATCATATACATCAAATATTACTGATGAGTTATTTAATGGATAGTTAGGCGCTATTGGCATTGTACCTACGAGTCCTGTGTCTGATTCAGTGCTGAATGTATCTCCTGCTAGTACATGTTCAGCGCTTGCATTACCCTCTGCACTAGCCTTGATAAAAAAACAGTTACCAGTTGCATCATACCATATGGTTATAGCTTTACCGGCAATGAGCTTCGGAGCCGTGGTTGTCCCCGGCTTATATAATGGCTTGCCATTGATCTTTGTATCCATTCCATTATTATCTGCAGATACAATAAAGTTTTTTACTTTACCATCTTCTAAAACGATTCCTGTTAGTGTGACCGCTGTTGCTGTACCTACAGCTTTTTCAAATTTAGCCGAATTACCTAATGTTGCATCAATTATATCGAGATTTGCATTTGTTGTATTTACGTTGTAGTAATCAGTTACTGCATCCTTAGTTAATCCATAATTTGTTGTCTGTGTAGCCATATTACATTACTCCTTCCTTGACTTCTGCGTGCGTATATTCACTCAGCTGATTATGTGTATATGCTGTCAGCTCCGCATGAGTACGATAGATAAATTCAAATATAAAACTTAGATGCGCCGGCTTTATTTCTTCGAGCGTAATCGTTAAATCTGCCATATTTGGAGGAATACCCTTAGTACCTATAAATTTGATTTTGAAGCTGTACGTTTCAGGTATCTCAATTACTTCTACCTCTCCATTACTATAAGCTGCAGCAGTGTCAATAATCATTTGTTTTGTTACCGTTCCAATCCCTCTTACTTTTGCTGTTATTCGTTCTCTCCGAAACATATCAGATTTGGATACATCCACAGCTAACCCATAGATTTTTTCATACCTTGATAATAGAGATGTTGCCGTATTAATAAAGCATTCGTCTATTGTCTTGTTAAAACTACTTGCAAGTGTGTTAATATCATTGGATAAGATACTTTGTAGCTGCTTCATTGTGCTATTTTCATTATAAATCGGTGGTAATAAAGTCATTAAATCCATATTACACCGCCTCCGACAGAATAATCGTTCCGCAAATCGGCATTTCAGTATCACCAATTGTAATGTTCGCGGCATCGTTATTAACAAGTAACGAATTATAGTCCTTTACACCCTGAGTTGATAACAATAAACTTCCTATTTTCGCATAGCTCACATTATATATATCAAAAATAGTTTCTTGTAAATAAGTTGTTAAACTCACTGTATATGCAGATTGCACATCCTCAAGTCGCTGCGTACCATCTAAAGTTACATTTGCTGTAACATTTATTGTTTGGCTTGTGGGACTTTCTATCGTTACTATAGCTCCGATAGGCCTAACCGTTTCTATGTAGTCATAAACTGCAACAGGCAAATCATCATCCACTTCCATATTTTCATCCACTACAAGTACCTTTACTGTTCCGGCTCCATTCCAAAGAGGAAATACCTTTGCATCCCCACATCCCGGTACATCTAACGCCCAATTCCGATAATCATAAACATTACCGCTTGTTGATACAGATTGCACTTGCGTGTAAAATCTCACACGTAAGTTCTCATCACTTTCTTCATCCTCACCGGAAGTAATAATATCCGTTAAGGTAGCTGTGATACCGTTAATATTATCAATATTTTCAAGCGTACCGGAATAAGTATTGCCTATATTTCCTGCCTGTTCGCAAGTGGCACTATATATATTAGTTGAAAGTTTAGCTGTTATTTTATAGGTGGTATCACCTAATCCCCATCTTGTTCCTACTTCTATCGAACCACTACTAACTATTTTCCTTACTGCATAGGTTTCCGGTTTCCTTGTAATACCATAATCTGCAACCACTCTGTCAAGATATTCTCCGACTGCAGTATCCCCTGATACCAGATCAATAAAATTGTTTAGCATAAAATATGTCTGGGCAAGCTGATACGCACATGGGGCTAAGGCATCAAAGATTACGGAACCTTCCCTTTTATCAACATCGCTGCTTACCTTACTCAACATATCCTTTAAAATGTTCTCATACGTCATATTCTCAAACACTACGCACTCACCTCCTTTGCCATGCTGGTTATACCATAGATGCTTATCACATCAAAGGTACATAGGATGGAATCCCCTTTAATAGTAAAATTGAAATTTACCACATTCTTGATACGTTCATCCTGTAAAAGACATTCTTTAATCCTACGTATCAATTCCATCTGAACATATAATTTGTCTTTGCCGATCAAACTCTCCAGTTCAATTCCATAGGAAAAGCTATAAATCGGATATTCGTATTTATCCGTGTTCAGCAGCTTATTAATTGCTTGCTGTAAAGCTTCAGCTCCATCAGTATAGCCTTGAATTTTTTGCTCGGATATTTTATATGTCTTCGATGACTCAGAGGTATCCGATGTTGTAAGTGTTACATCAATACTTGCATTCGGTATCATATTTTCACATCCTCTACTTTATATTCATAGATATTTCCATCAATTGACAATGAAATGGTTGAGCCCTTTGTAATAAAAGTCCTATCAATAATCTCAGTAATATAGAATTCCTTTCCACCATGGTTTCTAAGGAAGCGAACCCTGTCACCTGTGGCGATATATTCCTTAAGATTACCTTTCATGAGTTCCTTTGGTATTGTTAGTTTCTCATTTACTATAATGCCGTTCTCTACTACTGTTCCTATCATTAAGGTACATAATTTCGCATTGTTGAGGTAGTTCTGTACAATCTCTTTTATTTCATTTATCAAAGCATCGCCTCCACTTCCATCGTATGGATCGGAATGAAACTATGCGAGACCGATCGGACAATAAGTCTTTGATTAATATCAATATCTTCAATTCTTCCAAAGAAACGTGTACCTGCTCTAATTCGGGTATCCCCCAAACAGTTTAGGGATAAGGTTTCCACTTCTCTGTTATAAAGCTTCAGTAGTATCTCGGCCTTTGATTTTGCTTGAGAAGCATTTGTATTGTCTGCTGTCTCATAATATTGTAGTAATCCAAACTTAGAAACGGAAGCCTTATCATTTTGTACAATAAACGGATCATTTGTACTTGCATCACCCTTTAGCCGAATCTTAATTTGATTATAAAATCCATCGTCGATGGATTTGTCATAACTAAAATCATACACTAGACTACTATCACCAAGAATCAGGTTGATATTAAGGTCCTCTAAATTTCTTATACAGATCGAACCAAATTCATCTCTTAACAAATACCATTCACCTTTGTTCGTAAGAGTATCCTTTATGCCATTATAAATAATATCTAGCCAGGTACTATCATCCTTAACTTCAGTTTTAAGTGTATATTCCGTATTGGTTAAAGCCTCCGCCTTCAGGTGAAAATAATTGCACATCCGCTTTGTCAGAGTTGTTACTGTATCATTCAAGATAACAATGGTATCTTTTGCTTTACAATACCTTAACTGATCATAGGCTGTAACTGAAATTTCTTTCCCCATACCTCTACTTGTCTTAAAAACATAGCCATAAAAAACGTTTGTATTATTATATGTAAAGCTTACAATACTCCCATTTGTGATATTTAAATCCTCGTTTATATAAGTAAATTCCAATTTGCTACAACCATCATTAAAGGAATCTTTGAAAGAAACTTTGCTTACTAATTGGCTAATCTCATATACTTTTCCTTCTACCTTAACCAAGAATTGCATCATAGGGGAATCACCAGCTTCTGACCCGAATAAATTAAAGACGGATTTTTAATGATATTTTTATTTGCATTATATATTTTTGTATACTTTGATCCGTCACTATAGAACTTTTTAGCAATTGACCATAAAGTGTCTCCGGCTTTTATAATGTAACTACCTTTACTCTTGGGGTTTTTCCTATCTTTTTTAACAGTTGCTGCCTTACCGGTTTCTTCATTTACCTCAAGTAATATATCCTGTTTATTATGTTCTTTGTATTCAACCAGTTTAAAGGAAACATACTTGTCCCTCTCTTCCCCTGCTTTCTCTGTAATTGTCAGGCTTTCTATGAGAACAAGAGTATTAATAATATCACTTTCCATTGAAGCGTCACTCGTAGCTTTACCTGCTAAAAACCTGATTGGTACAAGTTCCTCTCTCCAGGATTTAAATAGATTTAAATAAAATTCAGCATCTTTAAAACCATTTAATGTTTCTACATAGTTGAGACTCTCGTGAGGCAATTCTGTTTCAAAACTATATTCTTTTAATTCCATATGGGTTGGAACAGCGATCTGTCCCAGTTTTAAAATTTCATATTTTTCTATTGCTTGTGATGAATTCACTTCTAATTCTTCCGGATTTACCGGAAGCCGATAAGTGACGTTATCCTTGTCAAAAAAGATTGCATAATCACTCATTAATACACCCCCTCTGGAGCTATAGCAATTTGCTCTCGTAATATTGTCCTTATTCTTCCAAACATCTGATCAACATCTGCTGTCTCATGAACATCTCCGAAGCTTACGGTTATATTAGGGGCTAGTGTATTGCTTGCAACATTGGCAATGTAGTCTCTTTCTGCCATATCTCTAAGATATCCAAGATCCTCATCCTCCATATCTACTGGAACTGATCCATTTGGTCCTGTACCTTCTACCGGAATTGGGTCATTTGTTGTAGGCGGGTCAATATACTTACTATAGTCGCCTCCTGTAATTATATTAGAGCCCTTTTTGATCTTGTTATATGCCTCCATCCCCATCTCACTACCTTTAGTAGCTCCATCTGAATAATCCATATAATCTTTTGTTTTTACAAACTCTGTTAAGCCAGCTTCATCCTTTATGTTTGCTGATTCTCGAGCAAATTCATCTTTTAAATCAGATATGTTACTGGTTAAATCTAATTCTACACCTGGAATTTTATTTAGAAGAGTTTCAATACCGGTAGCAATCTTTTCAATAAACCCTAGTACATTTGTTGCGAGATTGAAAAACAAAGCTATCGCCGATGCAACAGGATTGTTAAATGCATTACCAAAAAAATTAATAAACGCGGCTACATGATTCCAAAAACCTATAAATATATTATAAAAAAATACAGCAAAAGTACCAATTAGCCCACCAATGAAGCTAAAGATTTCTTGGAAACTCACTCCCAATTGTGTAATTATTAAGATTACCAGTGTAATGGCTGCTATAATAAGTAATATAGGAAGGTACATCATAAACCATGATATAGCTGATGCGGCTAGTACTCCAATAATTACTGCTCCTACGGCAAATAATAAAGACTTAATTAAATCTCCGTTATTCATAATAAAATCGACTAAAGAACCAGCTAATTGAGATATCCAACCTAATGCAGTAATGATTAAATTTAGTGCCCCTTGAAATTCATTACTATTTATAATATTACTCACTAATTCCATTATTGGATTTAATGCTTTCGATGCACTGTTCGTAATTTGAGTCCATATATCCGCAAATGTTTTCGGTTGCTCAGCAAATTTTGAATCAATTTCATTACCCGCAGCAAACATGGAGTTTTTTAATAAGTCTGCAGTAATCAATCCCTGTTTTGCCATCTCCTGTAGTTGCTTACTTGATTTACCTGTACTATCTGATAACGCTTCTCCAATCATTGGAGCACTTTCGATAAGTGAATTGAATTCATCCTCTTGAAGAACTCCATCTGCCATTGATCCAGCTACATCAGTAATGCTTTGATCCGAACCCTCTACTTTTAATGTTTTCTGCATTAATTCCGTAAATGCTATAGTCTCATCATTTGATCCAAATGTATCGAGAGAACCTACTTTTGATACTGCATTTGCCATGTCATTATAAGTTGCAGAGGATCTTGTGGCAGCCGCATTTACGTTGTTTAATAATTGTAATTGATCTTGCCCTTCCTCATTAATTCTTGAAAGTGAATTACTAGTATTGATATATTTATCAGCCATATCAGCTCCACTTTTAATTTTATCAAAGCCCAAAGTTGATATAGCTGATTTAGCCATTTTCGCATATTTAACCAATTTATCTAATTTATCTAATTTATTAAATACCGTACTTGCTTTCTTTGTACTTACTTCAGTATCTTTAAGTTTGTTATTCATTTGATTTATAGAATCACTCACTATTTTTATTTTGCTTTCCGCTTTAGACATCTTTGATATATTAGTAGGCAAATCTGTTAATTCACTTGCAAAACCAGTAAATTTATTTGTCAAACCTGAAATACCTGCTGAAATATCATCTATATTTGCTGTAAATTTAGATGATAGGCTATTGAAATCAGAAGAAAGATCAACAGTTCGTAAAGATAAATTACTTAAGTCGGTCGATAAATCGATAAAATCAATTGATAAATTATTTAGATTTAAAGACAAGTCAATAACTGTGGTTGAAAAATTAGTGAAACCTTTTGTGCATGTGTTAATCACGGATGACAAAATAGCAATACTGTTTGCATCATCACTAACCTCAGAAGTAGAAATATTTAAAATATTTGATTGATCATTACTTGAAGCTATTGCCATTACCTCCTTCTACCCCCTTTCATTTTTGCTTTATTTGATGCCTTTTTCTCTTCTTCTGCCCTTAATTGGATACTGGCATAGATGAAAGCCCTTTCCCTGTCGTCCATTGTATCCAATGAAGACGGCAGGATGTGGAGCTTCTGCAAGGCAAAGTGTGCCAGATTAAACTCTGCATCACCTTGCCGTATTAGTTTTTTGCTTCTTCAATATCCTCATTTATGTTTTTATCAAGACCGCTGATTTCTTGGACTGCCTGAGCTAGTTCAGCATATTCACCAACATAAAGCATCTTTTGAAGTAGGGTTGATTCCCCTAATACTCCATAGGCCTTCTGTAATTCCGCGTTTGTAAGATCCGGAAATACAACGGCGCTTGCTGTCATTGCCTGTACATATTCGGCACGGTCAAAGGTATCGTTACCCTTTTTATCCTTCTTTGTGTACTTTTTAATTAAAAACTTGTTCTCTTCCTGGGTAATCGGGCGAATGATAAAAGGAATAGGTTTCTTATCCTCTAAAAATCTTTTTGAAACTATAACCTCTCTATTCTCCACTTGAATTGGATGTAAAAATGCATTTAATGATCCCATACTTTTCCTCCTTTAAAAAAGGGAGCGCATGGCTCCCTTTCAGTATTATATCGTTTTAATATATTCCGGTAAAACAAACGAATTTTCGTTATCAATTCCATCGAATGTGAAATCGCTATCAAACGTTACTGGATCATCCGATTCTTCTAGTACCGCAACCGGAATGGTATTAAAAATAACGTTGCTCAATTTAACTTTCTGTTCTCCGACAGAAGATTGAGGATCATTATTTGTAACCAACAAGGTAATATTACCCCGTGTTCCGCTCTTAATATAACTGATGGTCTGGTTCAATTGCTCACTGTTCATAAAATATAACGTGGCTGAGCCGGAACCTGTAACACCCGTTACCTTGTGTTGTGTCATTCTACTTCCTAGCATTCTTCTTTCTTGAACCACTAAATCAAGCTGCGCCCTTAAGCTGGAAATTTCGAATAATTCTCTGGTGACACCATCTAAAGTTATAAATGCTGTTCCCTCTTGAGCGGATATGGTATCTGCTAATTTTGTATATGCCATGTTTATTCCCTCCTCCTATTTAAGCCAAATTGACGGTAATATAGATTTTCTCTACACTATCCACCGGCTGAATGTAGCAATCTATAATAACTGCATCACTATCACTTCCTGCGGTTACTGTAACATCCTCCGTATTGAAATTCTGGATGGCTGATAACATTTGCAGTTCATTGAAATAGTCGATTAAATATGAACGGAGAATTGATCTGCCATCTGTGTTATTATTTACTTTACCAATAAAGTTTGATTCAAAAATCGCAACAATATCGTTACTAATTCCATCAATGGTACGAATCACTCTGTTCTTCTTAAATACTTCACCCTTATCAACAGTCGTCGTAATTAATGAATTAATATCATACACCGCGCTTACATTCTGCGCACTATCCACTTTAAAGATAAAGTGCCCTGCCGTAATTGCAGCTTCCATTTCTGTCTTCGTCATCCTAGGGGAAACATCAACTGCCTCCGGATAGATTTTACCGGTATTTGACTGATAGATATTTGCTCCTGCAGTAACGCCTGCCACCCAAGCCGTAGCTTGAGCTGCGGTCAATGTTGTTCCATTGGATAATACAACACCATTGGTTACATTAATTACGCTTTCCTTATCAGCCGCATCATTTGCTAATACAACCTGCGCCTTAATTCCTTCCTCTTTACGAAGATCTTCCATCCATGAAACGATACTTAATTTATTTGCTGTAAATTCTGATCCGTCATATGGATAACAGAGGGTATTAAACTGAACTGTTTTTAGAGCCTCTAATGCTGATGTAATAACTGCCGCAGCATGATTGGTGCCTAGATTGTATACTACTACCGTCTTAGCCCCTTTCAGTGCTTCATTAACGAGTAGCTTGTCTGCTGCAGTTACTCCGGATGGATAATTATTTGCCTTCGCTGTTATCGTATACATATCTCCGGCGGCTCCAACACTCATTTCCAGTAATAATACAGCGATACCTCTATCCCCTGGTGTGATCGATAAGGGAGTGTTGGTTAGAAAATTAACATATGCCCCTGGTAATATTTTATTTTGACTGGTCCATGTTCCTGACATGATAGCCCTCCTTTATAATTTTGTATTAATTTGTTGTTGCTGCATAAGTACAATTTCATCCTTAATAATCTCTGAATAACGAATATCAAAGGTAAAATGTAGCACGTTATCCGTAATCTTGGCGTTTTTATTCAGTATGCGATAGGCTCCAACTAAATCAAATGTTCGCAATAAATCCAGCTGTACCCGGAGGCAGTCCATCCTAAGCTCAGAACTATTGCTATAATAGGTTAGATCAAACGAAAGCAGACTTGTATATTTGTTATTCATTCGCCTGCTATAATTTTGATTTACAAGAGTCAAAAATAATGACGGTTTGATATAATCTTCTGGGATTTCTTCATCATAAATTGTGTAGCCAGTGGGGTAAATCTCCAATAGCTTATTTTTAATTGCCTGTTTTATTTCAGATATCATGTTACATCCTCCTCCCTTCCAAATCGTTTTGAGATTCCTTCTCTAAATTTCTTACGTCTTGACAGAACATTTTATCTGGTATCAATACTTCCTTTTCAGTTTCAGATGCTGGACTATGTAATCCGGACGGATAACCTTCCCAGCATCTCTGTTGAGTTGTAAATAACTCTTTATAGTTATCTTTAAAGGATATTAACTGCTCCTCGATACCTTCCACGATTCCTTCAGAATTGATTGATAATTTTGTTTTATCAAATTTATCAATCAGAAGCTCGGGATACCTCGCATTGGACAGCTCCTTATGAATAGCCGATGTGATGATCATATTTACGATTTTGGAATCATATTCCTTTTTAAGATTAGCAATTACCTTCTCTCTGGTATACGTGGAGTTTAGAAGCTTTTCCATCTCTTTCGACTTATTTTTAAGGTCTGCTATAATAAAAACTGCATGATCTAGCTTGCATTTTAATTCATCCTTCTTTTGTCTGAGCTTATGATATCGTTCTTCTATCTTCTCCTCTTTTGTTATGAAGATTCTGTTTCTGGCCATTTCTTTCATAATTGCTGTACATTGTTCCTTTGACACACCTTGTACTGATAATATCTCTGAAAAAGTCATGTTTTCCTACCTTCCGCCGCCAACGACGGCAAAATCCTATATCTACGGTTTTATACGAGTGTTCCATCTCCTGATATGGTCTTGTTATTGTTCTTTAACGTCTGCAATTCACAAAAAGACCCTAGGCATTATTTTGTTTTCTATAATAAATTCCCGGTTCACTAAGATGTAAATGGTTTTTATACACATCAATTATTTACCTAGGAATAAATTTATAATTTGCGTTTATAATTTGCGTTTATAAATTCGTTTAAAATTTGCTTTTATACTCTATCTCTCAATTGCTATTTCATAAGTATGAAATTCATTATTGATAATTTGTAATCTACTCCCCACCCACTGAATATCTAATGATTACTTTGCCCCGTGTCTTTGACACTACCTAAGTTATAAATACAATTAAGCTTGCTGATCTCAAGTAAAGATATTATAAAAGCATCCCTAAGGATGCTTTTATATAAAACATATCAATCTAATAAGGTTATTAACCTGTCTGCTGAATTTGTGCTTTAATGAAGTTCATCACTCTACAGCTTTCCATAATACGATTATACCCTCTTCTAATGTGATTTGTGTGCAAGCTTATATTTCCAAACAGCTTTGAATTATGGTAATATTTTTTTCTTTTTAATTAAAAGGAGCATCCCTCAGGATGCTCTGAAGTAAAAAGTGGATATCTGTCACAAAATCAGTTGTCAAGGTTTGCACAGCCTTCCACAATACCTATTATAACAGTTTGTATTGTGATTTGTGTGCTACCTATTTAATTACGAAACAACTTAAAATACTGATAATATATTTTACTCTCTTAATTAAAAGGAGCATCCCTCAGGATGCTCAGAAGTAAGAAGTGGATAACTGTCATAAAATCAGTTGCCAAGGTTTGTACAGCCTTCCACAATACTTATTATAACAGCTTGAACTGTGATTTGTGTGCAAGCCTATATTATTACGAAACAACTTTAAATTATGATAACATATTTTACTCTCTTAATTTAAAGGAGCATCCCTTAGGATGCTCCAAAGAAAGAAGTGGATAACTGTTACAAAATCAGTCAAGGTTTATACAGCCTTCCACAATACCTATTATATCATCTTGAATTGTGATTTGTGTGCAGCCTAATTTATTGCGAAACAACTTTAAACTATGATAATATATTTACCACTTAATTTAAATGAGCATCCCATAAGGCGCTCAAAGTAAGAAGTGTATATTTTAAACGATATAACTTTAAGTCATGATAATATTTTTTCTCTCTTCATTAAAAGGAGCATCCCTCAGGATGCTCAGAAGCAAGAAGTGTATACACTATCGCAAAATCAGCAGTCAGTTTGTACAGCCTTCCACAATACCTATTATAACAGCTTGCATTGTGATATGTGTGCAAGCTCATTATATGAACTTTATTGAGATGATATTTATTTAAATAAAGCACCCCGAAGAGTGCTTTATTTAAATGTAAGTTTAACTACTTATCCCATATTACAGTATATTATTTAAGTTATTTTATTGCTAATTCATATCTTTCCAATATGTTATTATAGCCTCAACCTTTTGTGACCTGCAACTTTATTTGATTTGTTCACTCATATTCTTATAGCTTAAATGTAGTATCTCCTTGTTAGGCCGCTTTAACATACTTCGTAATTCTCTTTGATACACCACTTCTGTCCATATGTAATTTCTGTCCAATGTCTTCTTGTGATAAACCATCAATAAATCGAAAAATAAATATTTGCCGTATTTCACTATCTGAGATTGTATAAATGAAATCATGAATTCTACATTCAATCTCAATCAATTCTGTTAATTTGTTATTTCGTTTTCGTTGTAGTTCCTTGATCCACCTCTGTCGCCTGTCGTATTCTTCCTGATCAATCCCGGTAACATAGTAGTGTTGCTCAATATATGGAAAGTGCTTGGAAGAGCCTTTGACTCTATCCGTCACCATCTGACCTTCTTTCTGCTCCAATTGTTTAATTCGAAAGCTTAGGTCTTCGATTTCGTTTTTAATAGCTTTATATTGATTAAGTTCATTTTCCGTCATAATATAATCCCTTCTATTTGTAAACTTGATATTACAAATAATTTGTTTTTATTTTCATCTTACCAAACTTATATTCAAACCTTTACTTTTTACTATGCTTGTCCACGTTTTTACCCATTAATTTTCGTTGTATTACTTATATTATACTTACTTAAATTCATCTTGCTTATTCTCTTCCTTATTTGTTCTTCCTTATTTATTTCTTTCTCACATAAAATTATAGATGCTTACTCACTAATCTGTTTTCGTATTTTATCTGCCTCGGCGGACTCACAGCAGCTATCATCCCAGATAATGATATGAGTTGTGCCATAATAATAGTCTTGTACTGTTGCTCTTACTGTATCACCTCTTATTAATTAATTCTTTATTGATTTTCGCATTATTAGTTTGTGCTTTTTTTTATTGTACTTCTTGCTATAAAAAATTGTTTTATCATTGACATCTATTTACTATGGTGATAAAATTATTACGAACACTTGTTTGTTTCTTCATTATTACAAAATAATTCCTCAAGTGTAGCCTGTGGTGCAACAATATTTCTTATTTGCAAAACTTCCGGCCAACTAAATTCAGTTTTTCCATTCAATTTATTACGTAGCGTTTTTTCAGTAACTCCAATACGAATTGCCAATTTGGCAATTTTTATATTTGCTTTTGTGATTTCCCCTTGTAAATTACTATACATGTGAACACCTCCAATACATTTATCCGTTGGCGGATATATTAATATGATATTATCATCGTTAACGGTGATTGTCAATGCCCAATCAACAAATATTTCCGTTGATTACTACATTTATGTAATATGACGGTAAATTTTTATTGACTTTTTCCGTTGACGGTGATATAGTGAATTTTAGTAGAGGGGGGTTTTGT